AGCTCTTCTCCGATGGCCAGCGGGCGGGGCACTAGATGCCGCTCCCGGACGGCGCCCCGCGCATCTTCCTGAGCGTCCTGGACGCGGCGCAACCGCAGGGCGAGGACCCCATGGCGCGGTTCACGGATCGGCTGGAGGCGTTCGAGTTCTCGGACCACGAGAGCAAGCGCGACGAGGCCACCATCGCCCTGCGCAATGAGGACTTCGCGCTGCTCGACGATCCCGTGTTCCGCAAGGGGCAGAAGATCCTGTGCGCGTGGGGCTGGCCCGGGGCCATGGGCGTGCCCCGGCGGATGATCGTGACCGAGGTGCGCGGCGGGAACCCCTTGATCGTGAAGGCCCATGACACATCGCTGCTCCTGGACCGCGTGAAGCGATCCCAGGTATGGGAGGACGCCACGGATAGCGAGGTGGCCACGGCCATCGCCCGGGCGCACGGCTACGAGGGCACGCTGCTATTCTGCGAGGAGACGGCGGCCCGCTGGCCGTCCGTGGTGCAGCCCGGTAACCTGACCGATGCGGGCATGCTCACGCGCCTGGCGCGGCGCAACGGGTTCATATGGTTCATCGACGCCACCGGGCTGCACTGGCACCGCCGCCCGGCCGAGGATGCGCCGACCCACACGTTCATTTACCGCAACGATCCCGGCATCGGCACCATCCTGGACGAGCCCCGCATCGAGGCCAACCTGTCCAAGGGCGTGGCCACGGTGCGCGTGCTCGCGCGGGACCCCAAGACCAAGCAGTTCGTGGAGGCCGTGGTAAGCGGCAAGACCGCGGACCTGGTGAGCCTCGGGCAGGCCGACGAGATGGGCGACGAGGATGGCGCGGACGATCCCGTGTCGGATCGCATCACCCGCACCGAGCAGATCCACGGCGGCTACCTGGCGCAGGCCGCGGCCGAGGCCCTGGCGCAGGCCCGCTTCCGGGAGACCGCGGCGGGGCGCTATAAGCTCACGCTGCGGGTGGTGGGCGACGCCACCATTGCGGCCAAGCAGATCGTGGACGTGTACGGCATCTCCGCTACCACCGATGGGCTGTACTACACCAAGGAGGTCGTTCACCGCATCGGCCGGGACGGCTACACGGTGGAGCTCCAGTGCCAGAAGGACGCACAACGGGAGGTGGACGCCGCGGCCCGGTATCGGGCCAAGGTCAACGCCTACGCCCGGCAGGCGCAGCCCCGCACGGAGGCGCAGGCGCGCGAGCTCCGCAAGACCCTGGAGGTCCGCATGGGCCCGAACGACGAGGTGATCCCCACGTGGGTCTACCTCGACACGAACAGCAACCCGGTGGGCCGCTACCAGGACCTTAGCGAGGCCGAGGTCTTCGCCCTGTCCGAGCGCGAGCTTGCCTTCCTAACGCGGGTGGGTGCGCAATCCCAGCTCCCGGACGCCTAATGGACGACGGCACCTATCACGGCATCTACCCCGGCACCATCGCCGACGTGGCCGACCCCGAGGGGCGCGGGCGCGTCAAGGTGGTGGTCCCGGGCATTCTCGACGCCCCGGGTGCGTGGGCGCTGCCGCGCACCGGCGGGGCCAAGCACTGGGGGTCGCTCCACGTGCCCCCGGTGGGCGCGGACGTCTACGTGCAATTCCTCGCGGGCAACCCGTCCGTGCCGATCTGGGAGGGCGGCCCGTGGGGTGATGGCGAGGTGCTGCCCGAGCACGCGGACCCGGCGATCTCGGTGTGGGGCGAGGGCCCGTTTCGGCTGGCCGTGGACACCCGGCCCGGCCAGGAGGTGCTGCGGTTCCAGGTGGTCAAGCTCGTCGGCGGCGCGGAGTCCCCGGTCATCGAGATCGAGATCAACGCGGCCACCAATAGCCTGCGGGTCTACGGCACGACGGCGGTGCAGGTGGAGTCCGGTGGTATCCTGGACCTCGACGCCCCCGTGACGCAGCTCCGCGGGCGCAAGGTGCTCCCCAACAGCCGCCCGCTTTCGTGAGGTAGCCCATGGCGTTCCCGCCGACCGATCTTTGCCTGACCCTGCCCAGCGTGCCCACGCTGGACAAAATCTGCCTGCCCGGCGGCGTGTGCCTGGACTACATCTGGGACGCCATCGGCAAGATCCCTGGGGCCGCCGACGTGTCCCTGGACTTCTTCTCGCAGATCGGCCCGGCCATGACGCCGCTCCTGCCGTTCTTCAACATTCTCGACGTGGTGGTGCAGCTGTTCAACTGCTTGCAGGCCATCCCGGACGCCATTACCAAGCTCGACCCGTCCGAGTTGCTCCAGTGCATCCCCGCGCTGGCCGAGCTCGTCGACCAACTGCTGAAGCTCATCCCCCAGCTGTCCCTGCCCAAGATGATCAAGGCCATCCTGGTCAACATGGCGCTCCTGCTCGAGTCCGTCGCGGCCGACGTGCGCTATCTTGAGAGCCAACTCCAGCGCTGCGCCGACATGATAGACCGGGCCTCGGACCTGAACGACCACGTGCTCAACGGGTTCATCGTGTGCGCGCAGGCCGACATCCGCGGCACGCTGAGCGCCACGGCCCAGGCCCTGCGCGGCATCGGCAGCATCGTGCTCATCCTGAACATCCTGCTCGGCCTGTTCGGCGGGCCGGAGATCCCGTGCTTCTCGGACATCTTCGACAACCTGGACGCTGGCTTCGACACCATCGTGGACCTGCTCGCCGGCGTGGCGGGGGTGCTGCGGGACATCGCGGCGGCCATCCCAGATCCGGACTTTGCCCTGACCCTGGCGCTCGGGGAGCAGCGCTGCTGACCTAGCCCGCGGCGGGCGCGGCGGCGCTTGGTGCGGTACTATGGGGGCGCGATGTCCACGCTTGATCCTACCAGTACGGACCCCCTCGGCTACGGCCTGGTCTGCCCGTTTCGCGTGAGCGGCAACGGCGACCTCGCTGCGGCCGGTGGGCAGGCGTTGCTGGCCTCGGACATCGGTGAGCTCCTGGGCATCCTGGGGCCCGAGGGCCTGACGCCCGGCGAGCTGCCGTGGCGGGGCGACCTGGGCGGCGGGCTGCACCGCTTGCAGCACCGCAACATGCACCAGGACCTCGTGCGCGCCTACGCCGAGCAGCTCACCGCGGGGGCGCTGCGCCGCTGGGAGCCCCGCGTCACGGTGGGCCCGGCGACCATCGTGGCGGACGCGGCCACGAACACCCTGCGCATCGGGCTGCGCTACCGCACCCGCGCCACCAACCCGCCGCAAGCGGGCGAGGTGACGTTCACCGTGGAGGAATAGCATGCCGATCCCGGCGCCCGTGGACTACACCGACCGGGACTTCGACGCGCTGCGGGCGCGGCTGTTCTCCCTGATTCAATCCGTGTTCCCGGCCTGGACCGACACCGCCGTGGCCAACTTTGGCAACGTGCTGGTGGAGCTCTTCGCCTACACCGGGGACGTGCTGAGCTACTACCAGGACCAGCAGGCGCGCGAGTCCCGCATCGGCACCGTGACCCTGCGCAAGAACATGATCGCCCTGGCCAAGCTGCTCGGCTACGAGCTCGCAAACGCCAGCGCGGCCACGGCCGACGTTGTCCTGACACTGACCAACGCGGCCAGCCTGAGCGGCGCGGTGGGCCCGGTGGGCGGCGCGGCGGTGGTGGTGGGCACCAACGACGCCATCGACCCCGTGCGCGGGGAGCTCGACGCGCCGGTGACGTTCGCCCCGGGCGAGGTCAGCAAGACCTTCACGTGGCGGCACGCGGTCACCCAGCCGCTCTACCAGGTGGCCAGCAACGGGCGCGCCGACCAGGCGTACCTGCTCCCCGGCTTGCCGTTCCTGTGGGCATCCGAGACCCTAACCACCACGGGCGACGTGGGGGCCTGGGTGCGGGTCGACAACTTCCTGAGTTCGACGGCCACGAGCCGCCACTACCGCGTGGAGGTCGACCAGAACGACGCCGCCACGGTGTGGTTTGGCGACGGACGGAACGGCCTCATTCCATCGGGCCTCATCCGCGTGGCGTACCGCACGGGCGGCGGGCTCGCGGGCAACGTCGCGGCGGGCACCCTGATTCGCCTGAGCACCAGCCTCGTCGATGCCACGGGGCGCGCGGCCACGGTCAGCCTGACCAACGCCGCGGCAGCTACGGGCGGAACGGCGCGCGAAAGCACCAACGCGGCGCGCGTGAACGCCCCGGCCTCGCTGCGGGCCCTGACCCGCACGGTGGCGCGCGAGGACTTCGAGATCAACGCGATGCGCGTGCCCGGCGTGGGTCGCGTGTTCATGGCGACCAGTAACGAGGACGTCGCGGTGGCCGAGAACAGCGGCAACCTGTACGTGGTGCCGACCACCGGGGGCACGCCAAGCGCGGGCCTGCTCGCCGCCGTGACCACCATGCTGACCGACACCTACCCGCACACCGTGACGTTCACGCTGCGGGTGCTGCCGCCCGCATACCGTACCGTCAATATCACCGGGCGCGTGTACCTTCGGCCCAACCAGGTGCCCAGCGCGATCCGCGCGGCCATCGAGGCGGCCCTGGAGGACTACTTCGCGCCGGTGCTCGCAGACGGCACGGCCAACCCCACCGTCGATTTCGGGTGGAACTACAAGGACGCCGAGGGCCTGCCCGCTGGCGAGATCGCCTGGTCGGATGTGTTCAACTGCATCCGCGACGTGGCGGGGGTGCGCAAGGTGGACGCCGACCTGCTCCTCAACGGCGCGGGCGATGACGTGGCGCTCAATCCGAGCGAGTTTCCCGCGCTGGGCACGGTTACGCTGCTGAACGGCGACACCGGGAGTGCCCTGTGACCTTTGTCAACCCCAGCTTCGAGCTGCCCGCGGCCAGCGGTATCGCGGGCGAGGCGGCGGACTGGACCTGGACCAGCGTGGCTCCGGCCGATGCGTTCCCGGACTTCAACGCGGCAACGGCCTACGTGTCGGCCCGGGAAAGCTTCGAGGCCGGATGGCGGCAGTTCCCGCGGTGGACCTACGCGAATGCGGCGGCTCGCATGGCAGCCGGTGGCTTCGTTGCCGCAGACGTCAACGGCGTGGCCATGCAGGCCGACGACGGATCGCTGTGGGCCCTGCTCGACGCGCTGCCCACATGGGGTCTCATCGAGACCGATGGCAACGAGGTAGCGCCGGGCCCGGTGAACGTCATCGCGGGCTTTGGCGGCACCGCACCGCAGCGCGAGGGGTTCGAGCGCTGGACCGTGGGCGCCACCGTGGCGGATGTGCAGGATTTGCTCCCCGCCGACGATGCGGCGCTGCTAGACCTCGGCGCGCCCTACGCCGGCATGCGCGGGTGGGTGGACGATGCGCCGAACAGCGTCGAGGCCCTGCGTCCGGCCGAGAGCTTTGACGAGGGGTGGGGCGCGGACCCGTGGACCGGCGTGGCCGGGGCCCCGATCCTCCGCAGCACGCCCCTGACGTTTCCCCTGACCCTACCGCCCGAGCGGGCGCGCCTGTGGTGGTGGAGCGCGGCCGAGGGGCAGATCCTTGAGCAGGCGATCCTGCCCGGCACCTACGCAACCGCGGCGGATCTCGCCTCGGTGCTGAACGCCGGATGGTGGGTCGCGGGGCTGCCGTTTGCGACCTACTGGACAGCGTGGACCGAGGGCGCTTCCACCGGCGTGGCGTTGGCATGGGTGGCGGACTTCGGCGGGGCCGACGTGCTATGCCGCGCCTGGCCGCCGACGCAGGCTAACAGCGATGCGCGGGCCCTCATGGGCTTTGCGCGGCCGCAGGTGGCGATCCTGCCCCTGGACCGCGTGAGCGCGGCGCCGGCGGCGTTTGCCGCGGGGATCTACCTGGACGCCCGGGCGCTTGCGGCCCGCACGGCGGTCGCGGCGGACGGCGGGCGGCGCGTGCTGCCCCCCACCGCAGCGCCGGGGAGCTTCGGCACCGGGGACCGCGAGGACTTCCCCTACCCCGATTGGAACGCCGGGGCCGCATGGGTTGCCAGCCTCACGCTGGCGACCATGGGCACCCCCACATGGGGAGCTGGCGGGGACTATGAGAGCTTTGAGAACGCGGCCGCTACGTGGCCGGACTATTACGAGGTGTAGCGATGTCGCAAGGCGATTGGGCAGAGGTCACCGGCGCGCTGAGCACGAGCGCCATTAAGCGCAACGTGTCGGCCTACAGTACCCCGCCAGCGGGTGGCGGATCATACACCTTTGGGATGCACATCCTGGACAGTGCGGCGGCGGGCATGGCGGGGCTCTACGTGGACCTCGCTGGCTGGACGCCCACGGGCAGCGGCCCCGGCGTGGCCGATGGGTCCTGCTCCATCACGGGGTGCCTCCAGCGGCAGTCCGGGGCGGGATACACCGGGCACACGCCCTACCTGTTCGCGTGTGCGCAAGGCAGCCCCCCGGCGGCCGGATCGCTGGCGTATCGCCTGTGCCTGTCCGACGAGGACCCCTACCGTATCGTATTGGACAAGGCGCTGCTCAGTGCGCAAGGCATCAGCACAGCGGTGGCCACGCAAACCCTGGGGGTGAGCTCGGCGAGCTACGCCCTGGGGGATGCGCTGTGGCACCACCTGCGCCTCGACTGTCTGGTGCAGGCCAACGGCGAGGTGCTGCTCCAGGTGTTCTTCAACGACCTGAGCGCACGGCCCATCGGGCATGCCTCCGGCCCGAACTGGCAACCCATTCCGGGCATCTCGAGTGCGGGCATTGTGGACGACGCCAACCTCATCTTGACCGGCACCGATCCTCTGTTGGGCGGCTACCTGGGCTTTGGCATGAGCTGCACCACCAACGCACTCAACCGGCGGGCGGCGTTTGACGCCATCGAGCCATACCGGGTGCTCTAGTGGCGACGTGGTTCGACCGATGGCGGGGCGAGGGGCAGGGGCGCTGTGCCCCAGCGACCCTGGCGCCCACCGCGGGCGAATTCTGCTTCGTGCTTGGCGGGGACGCTCTGACCGTGCCGGCCACGCTCCAGGCAGGCAGCTATACCGAGGTCAGCCAGTCCGTGGACCTCACTGGATACGACGTGGTGGCCGCGGACCTGCAAACCATCGGCGTGCCCGCGGCGAGCTTCGTGACGCCGGACCGCCTGCCCTACGTCACCGGAGAGACCATCACCCTGTGGCCCCTGTCCGAGGCGGCGGGGCTGGCCCTGCCCGACGTGAGCGGCCCGCAGCTGGCCCCCCAGGGCGATCTTGCGGTAGGGACCGAAACGTACTCCACCACCGGGCGCCCGTGCCGCACGTTCCCCACGGCGGGCGCGACGGCGTACCTGGCCGGGACCAACACCCCACGCGGGTGGAGCGCGGATCTGAGCGCGTACACCTTCGAGTGCTTCCTGCTGTTTCGCCCACTGGACTACGCCGACAGCACCGGGGTCAACCTGGACCTGTACCGCTGCGAGACCGCCGGCGGCGGCGGGCTGCGGATCTACCTGGCCGGGGTGGGCGGCGGGCTGTCCTGGCTGCTGACCGTGGACCACACGGTGGGCGGCGTGACGCAGACCCAGACCTGCCCGACCTACGCGTGGGCCGCGAATGATGGCTGGCACCACGTGGCGCTGGTCTACGACGGCACGGCCGTTGGAGCGGCCCAGCTGGCGCTTTACATCGACGGTCTGGCCGCAAGTGCCGGCGCCGGGGCCGTGGGCGGGGACGCCGGGGCGCCCGCGCTGGGCGAGGCCCTGACCGTGGGCCACCCGGGGCTATGGGGGGCGCTGTCGCAGGTGCGCCTGAGCGGCATCCCCTTCGACGCGGCCCGCGTGGCGGCGGATTACCTGCTCTGCACGGCTGCGCCCGTAACGCAGCTGGCGCGCTGGCGCATGGCGCTGCGCATCGACGGCGTGGAGTATTGCGCCCGCACGCTGCGGGCCACCGAGGCCCGATCCCTGGCCGACTTCCGCGCGCCCGTGCGCCACCTGAGCGGGGCGCATACCGTGGCGTTTCGCCTCACCCTGGAGGCCGTATGACCGAGACCACCGGCACCCTGAGCATCACCTACCCGTCCGAGTTCCAGGACCCGTTCTTCGACGACTTCGAGGACATGCTGACGGCGGCCAACGGCATCGAAGATTGGTTGCTCATCATGTGGGAGGACGCCAGCCTCTCGGTGCTCGGCGGCGGCGTGTTCACGCTGGTCGGCAACACCCTGGCCTGGTCGGCACCCCTGTACCTCGTCAGCGGGCGCACCAACCAAACCTTGACCGTCCTCGCAAGCAACACCACCATCCTCGACGGCGAGATCGCCAGCCTCACGGGGCTAACGCGGCCCCTGGTGTCGGCGGTCGTCAACACCTGGGAACATGGCGCGGTAGGTCCGGGCTGGTCGCGGAGCAAGCTACCCGTGTTCAAGCGGATCGGCACGGAGGTGTACCTCGTGCGGAACCAGCTGGGCACCGGCGAGCGGGTGACGATCTAAATGGCCCTGACGGTACAGCAGCGCCTCGCCGCGCTGGGCATCGACGCCGCCACCGCCTACGTGGTGACGGATCGCTACGTCCTCATCATGCGCGACCCCGAGCCGGACGAGCTCGGCGCGCGGGACGAGGGCCCGGTGTACCTGCGCGTGGTGGACCTTGACGGCGATCCCGCGCTGCCCCTGGTGACCCTGGACTTTTCGGTGTTCATCGACCAGGGCGCGGGCGAGATGCTCGCCTACGACGGCGCCATCTTCCAGCCCGATTGGTCCGGGCCGCTGTCCGTCGCCGGGGCCTCGGCGCTCGGCGATCCCTATTGCTGGCGCGACCTCACGATTGACCGCACGGCGGGGGTCTATGCGAGCGAGGCGCTGGTCACGGTGCGCGTGGCCCTGGCCGTGGGCTCGGGCGGCTTCGGGCACTTCGTGTTTGGGCACCTGCCGTTTGGGCACGCCCCGGGATCGCCCACGTTTGCGAGCGAGTCCTACACCTTCACGGTCGAGGACACGGCGCCGCTGCACATCGTGCGCGCCGAGGGCATCGGCCCATACCAGGTGCGCGTGCTGTTCGACGACACGCCATCGGCGGCGGCGCTGCTGCCGGCCACCTGGACGCTCGCCCGCTACCCGGTGGACCCGGCCCCCGTGGCCGACCTGACCGTGGTGGCCTGCGAGCTCGACGACCGCTACCCCGGCACGGCCGTGGTGCTGACCTGCGCCTGGGAGCAGACCCCGGCGGGGCCCTACGTCGTGACGTGCGCGCCCACCGTGACCGACGAGGCGGGCAACCCCCTGGCCACGGGCACGGCGGCGTTCCTGGGATGGGGCCCCGACCCCGTGGCGGGCCGCGCCTGGCGCATCTGGGAGCAGATGATCCCGGTCAAGAACCGCACCGAGGACGCCGCGCTCGGCGACCTGCGCCGGTTCGTGGGCTGCCTCGACGAGCAGCTGGCCTGGAACCTGTATCACGTGGACCGCTGGACGGACCGCGTCAACCCGGACCTGGCCAGCGATACCCAGATTGACGAGCTGCTTGCGGACCTCGGCAACCCCTTCGCGTGGGCCGACCTGGATTTGACGGCCAACCAGCGGCGGCGCCTGCTGCGCTTGCTTGTGGACATCTACCGGCTCAAGGGCACGGCGGAAGGCATCGAGGACACCATCCGGCTCTTGCTCGGCGTGACCTGTACCGTGGTCGAGGCGGCGGGCATCGGCTGGCGCCTGGGCTACGACGCCCTGGGCGTGGGCCGCGTGGCCGAGTTGAACAGCGCGGTGGGCCCATACAACCTCCTGGCCCTCCTGCCCGCCACCCTGGCCGTGAGCGCTGATGGCGGTGCGGCCGAGACCGCGACGGTGACGGCGACGGCCTTCGTCGACCCCACGGCGGCCACGGCCCAAGAGCTCGCCACCGTACTGGCCCCGCAGTGGACCGCGGCGATCCCGGTAGCCGAGGCCAGCGGCACGCCCCCCACGGTGACGGGCGGGCTCGTGGAGCCCTTCGCGCTGAGCGGGGGCGAGACCCTGACCGTGGACGTCAACGGCGTGGCGCAGACCCTCACGCTCTACGTGGGCGACATTGCCCTTCCCGGCGCGGCGACCGCGGCCGAGGTGGCGGCGCGCCTGACCCTGGACGGCGCGGGCTTCTTATCCGGCGGGACCAGTGGGGGCGCGGTGACCGTGACCGCCGCCCTGGCCGGCGCCGCGGCGACCCTGACCATCACCGGCGGCACGGCAGCGGCGATCCTCGGCCTGGCCGGGGCGAGCGCCACGGGCACGGACGCGGCACGCCTGGTGGTGCGCGGCGTGGTGACCGGGGCGGATCACACCCTGACCGTGACCGCGGGCACCCTGCAAGCCGCGCTTGGTTTTCCCATTACGGCGGTCTCCACCGGCGGCTGCGTCCTGGCCGCAGGCGAGCAGCGCCTCCGGTATTCGTTCGACCTCGAGGTGGCCACGGCGCCAGCCGCGGCGACCGAAACCCTCATGAGGCGCATCGCCGACTATATGAAACCGGCCCACACCCACCTGCTCCGCGTGCGCGTGCCCCGTGGGGCGCCGCCGGCGGTCGCGTGGCGGTTGGGCGAAGATCGATTGGGTATCAGCACAGTGCTCGGGCTATAGGAGAAACATCGTGGACAAGCGCGACCATTTTTTCGGGGAGACAGTGACGGAGGCAACGCTAGACCAGAGCTTCGACTGGGCCGAGGATGCCGATCAGGCCCTCGCCAGCGATGCCGGCATGGTTGGCATCCACCTCGGCCTGGCTGTGAGCGAGCAGGCCGTGCCGGACCTCACGGTGCAAATAACGGGCGGCGCGGCGACCGGGCCCAGCGGGGAGCGGATCTACGTTGCCGCGCCGACGACCACGGTGAGCTGTGCGGTGGACCGCTATGGGCAGCCGACCACGGTGGGCATGGCTGGGTGGGAGCGGTGGTGCGCCCTGTACGCCCGCTTCACGCGCAACGCGACGGACCCGGCCGTGGACGACAACGGCGTCACGGTCTACACCAAGCAGTACGAGGCGGTCGAGTTCCTGGTCGAGCAGGGTGTGGATGCGCTCATCGGGGCGGCCACACGCCCGGCGCTCCTGGCCGATGCGGTGCACCTGTGCGACTTCCGCCTGGTCAACGCGCAAACGGCCGTGACCAACGGCGACCTCGACCTGACCCGGCGCGGCGACTGGCTGCGCATGGTCCTTGGCAACCTGAGCACCACAGTGGTTTACGGCACGCCACAGGCCGCCTGCGAGGCCCTGTGGACCGCCATCGACGCCCTCGCGGCCAGCACGGGCGGGGCCCTGGTCGGCGTGGCGGACTACACCACCGCCAACGCCCACGTGACCTGGGCCGGGGCCACGGCGCAGGACGCCCTGGAGGCCACGGCGGACGCCATCGACGGCCATATCGTGGGCGCCGCGCCCAACCACCCGGCCTCGGCCATCTCCACGGCGGTCATCGCAGGCACGCCCGAAAGCGAGGCGGCGCCGAGCACGGTGCAGGCGGTGCTGACCAACGTGTTTACGCACCTCAACGCCCGCACCGAGCGCAGCGAGTCCGAGCTCATCGCGGGCGATTGGCGGTTTGGAAATGTCTCCGCGGCGTGGTTCGCAGGACACGAGAGCAACGCCTACCTGGGATCGTGTGCGGCCGGCGTCCACGCCCCGCTCACACCCGCCGCCAACCGCTACGGCGCGCAGGCGTTTGGCGACAACCTGCTCGGCAGCTGGGGCCACCCGAACGACGCGCAGAACATGAACGATTTTGGCGGTGCGCAGGTGGTCGAACTCTGCATGGTCTACGACCCCGGCTATCTAACCGATAATCAGCCGCACCCCTACGTCGTTGCGCTGTGCAGCAACGGTGAGCTGCACTTCATTAACGCCGCGACCGGGTTCGAGAACGCGGCATGGGCGAGCACCCTCCCAGCGGGGCACACCTACATCTCGATGTGCAGCAACGGCGCCGACCTTATCGTGATCGCAGAGCGCGCGTCCGATAACATGGCGCGAATCTTCCGGGTTCGGTACTACGCCGCAGCCGTGGGCGACAAGTGGGCCGAGGATCACGCGGGCGCTGAGGCGGGATGGGTGGTCAACATGTCCACGTTCCTGTTCGGTTCCTCGCCGTTCTACCCGCTAAGCCGAGTTCGCTTTGCCACGGTAAGCCGACTGGTCGTCCTCTGCGCCGGTATCGCCTCGAACACGAATGGCGTGCTGCGTCTACACCGGCTCGATACGGGCGCGCTAGACACAACGTGGGGCGCCTCCGGGCTCGCGAGGGGCACGGGGTCGACGGCGAACATGCCCACGGGCGGTCTGTGTGTGACGACGCTCCTGGCGGACACGGCCAAGCAGGTCATAGCATACTCGACGGGCGGCGGCGCCTCATCGGCGATGATCGAGTTTGCCCGGATTTCCGACGGATCGATCCCAGCGGGGGTCTTCGCTTCTGCGGTCGCGACGCTCACGGGTGGCGGCACCTCGACGCGGAGCGGTACGGTGCTTGACATTTCGTTTGACGGGCAAAAACTTTGGTGGGCGGCGGGCAGCGGGCTGTGTGCCTCCATGGACGCGAGCAGCGGGATCGTTGCCTACTCGACAATGATTACGCAATTCAACCAGGGCGGGCTTCTCGGCACACCGGGATATGCGGGCGCCTGCGTCACGGACGGCTTCAGCCTGTTCGTAGCTAGCGCCGCGACGGCAGGCGGACTCGCCACGGTGGCTAAGAGGTCGGTCCATGGGACGCAGGCGGTCTGGGGCACTGGGCTCTCAGCCGCGCTCCCGAGCGCGGAGCGGCTCATGCAGAGCGGAGCGCGCGCCTACGACTCGGACGATTACGATGACCCAGACCTGTGCGGGCGCATGCTGTGCGACGGCGCACACGTATGGGCCGTGCAAACAAGCCCGGCGGACGGCCGCGACACCGTCGCGCGTTTGCCGCTGTATTCCATGATCGACTAACCGCCCCCGAAAGGAGCGCCGCCGTGCCCCCACTGCCCCTCTCAAGCCCTGGCGCCCCCTGTACCCCTAGCGATTGCGCGCGGGAGTTCCAATCGCTGGCCTTCGGCCTGGACACCATTAAGCGTAACGTGCGCGAGACCAGCGCCCGCATGGAGCCCCTGGAGCGGTCCATCGGCGCCATGGGCGACCGCGTTGGCGCCGTGGGCGAGCGCACCGCCCGCGTAGAGGAGGCCACCGAGGCCCTGCGCGACGACGTGCGGGCCCTGGCCGCTCACATCAACGCCCTACCAACCGAACTCCTATCGGCGGTGCGGGCCCATGCGCAGGACTGTCCCGGCCGTGCGCTGGCCATGGACCGCATTACCTCCCGCGTTTCGCGCGACACCCCCAAGGGCGGGAGCTACCCCCCCGTGCTGCGCCCGGCACCCGAGCCCGCGCTCGCGGTGCCCCGCTGGGTGCTGTGGTTGGGCGGCGGCATCGGCACGGCCATCGCCGTCGCCGGGTGGGCGCTCTCCCGGCTGCTTACCGGCGCGGACGCCCACGCCGCGACCGAGGCCGCGACCAAGATCCTCGCCCCGTAACCTTTCGGCAAATAAATAATTGACAGCGGCTAGAAACGGGGATATAAAGGCTGCATACGGTGATGCGAGG